CATAAAATAAATGAAGAGTTCCCAAGTAAGTGGAGCAATACTAAAAAAGTCTTTTGCTTTCATTGGATTTACACTTTTAAATATTTAGATAATGGAGAGTTTTTTGAGTTAGAGTTTGATTATAACGATGAATTTAAAAGAAAAATATTATGACATTAAAAGAAAAATTAAAAACAAATATAAGTATTAATACAAGTGGAGAAGCTGGAAGATTTGCAGATCAATGTGAAAAAATAGCAGAAGAATTTGCTATTGGATTTGCAGAGTGGTTATCAGACTGGCATACAAAAGAAAGATTAAAACAACTATTAGAAATTTATAAAAAACATTATGAAAACATTTGAAGTTGAAGGCTGGTTCCGTTACAACGATGAGAAGGATTTTGAGATTGAGAAAATAATAGCCAATACACCCGAAGAGGCGATTTATTATTTTACAACTATTTATCCGAAATTACACTTTTTTAAAATTACAATTAAAGAATTATGAAACCAAAACGTAAAAACATATTAATGCATAAACTATATTGTATTTGTCAATTACAACTCGAAGTATTAGACGAACTCAATCCAACGACTGACAAAATGGTAAAATACAAATCCGATATGGTTGGACTATGTGAGGAGCTGAATAATAATGTAGCCGACACGTACACAATTCAAAAGAGCACCTACTTCCACGAATTGACAAATAAAATAGATACAATACTAAGAAAAGAATTTAACGAAAATATGTAATATTATGAAAAAAGATAATGACTTTATCATTGAGGCTGGATTATGGATTTCATTAGTTTTAGTTTGTATGGGTATTATTAAAATTATAAGTTTGATATTATGACAACAAAAGACAAAGCGAAGGAGTTGGTAGAAAAATTTAAATTTGAAACTAAAAAAAGCGAAATAATTAACGATATTATTTTAGGAGATATATCAGTTATATTTCAACACCACAAAGCCAAACAATGTGCGTTAATATCAGTTGATGAGATATTAGATTCAGTTGGAACAAATTATAGTGTAAATTATTGGCAAAAAGTTAAACAAGAAATCGAGCAACTATGACAGAGCAGCAAATCCAAACTAAGATTAAAAAGAAACTCCAGGAGCGAGGTTGGTTTGTAACCAAACTAATTAAAACCTCCACAAATGGCATTCCAGACCTTTTAGCGATTAAAAACGGCAAGGCGATGTTTATAGAAGTCAAACGAGAAAACGGCAAGCTCGCACCCTTACAACAGATGAGACTGGAGGAATTGATCCAAGCTGGAGCAATTGTAAAAGTATGGAGCGATTACGAGGTTGACTTTATAACAAATAAAGTTTAATTTTGTTACAAATTCATTTTTTTTCGTTATATTTGTAACGATATGATTAAACCGCACACTATATCAACTCAAATGTGGCTCGAAACTGAAGACGATAATCTTGGTTTTAATGGTTCATACGTAGAATTTAGGGTTGTAGTTGATAGCATAAACGGATTTTGGGTTGAGAATGAAGACGAAATAGTTTTAATTATTAGCGGAACAGCCTATTATATCGAAAGCAATCAGGATTTATTAAGTTTTTTAAAACAGTATTTTAATCCGTTAACATTATGATTTTAGAGGAATTAGCTAAGAAGGACTCCCAATGGAGAAAAATGGCTTTACAAATTTGTAAAGACAAGGACTTAGCTGACGAATTAGTACAGGAAATGTATATTAAGGTTTCAAATAAAACAAAACCTTTGTCAGATGGTTATATATTTGTGACTCTAAGATCCATTTTCTACGACTCTCTTAAATCAAAAGATATTTTAATCGATGACTTCAGAAGTTTTGAAGCTTTAGAGGAGGAAATTATTGATTATATAATTGAGGAAATAGATTATAAGGAGCTTTCTAAGGGTTTGACCTGGTACGAGAGAACTATGTTTGAACTCTCAACCTTAGTAGGTCAACGGGAACTCTCAAGACAAACAGGAATACATTTACAAACAATCCATCGAGTTAATAAGATGGTTAAATTAAAACTAAATGGCAAAAAGAAAAACTAAAAAGGAAATTCAAGGCTTAGGCGATGTAATCGCAGCCGTAACTTCAGCCGTTGGAATTGAGCCTTGCGAAGGATGTGAAAATAGAAAATTCACTCTTAACCGATTATTTAACTTTAAAACAGTTAAATCGGAAATGAGCCAAACTGACAAAGAGCATTTTGCTTTATTCTTAGATGCAAAAGGTCAAAGAGTAATCGATGGTAAAAGAACGGAGTTAGTGTTCGAGGATATTGATTATTTAAATAAATTATACCTTTATTACTTTGGATTAGATAATTCAAACTGTCCTAACTGTTCAAAAGTTCACGAGCAAGTGATTAAGGATTTATTCAAATTGTACAATTATGGAAATTTATAAAAGAAAAGCTATTTTTTCCAATTTAAAAGATTATGATTTTGCATCAAAAGAAAATAGTTATATTGAAATAACAGAATGGAACAACGGAGAAGGAATTGATATAAATGCCAATAATTATAGCGATAGAAATATCTCATTATCTTATGGAGAATTTAAATTAATTAAAAAGTTAGTTAAAAAATTAGATAAATAATGAATGTACTTGAGTTGCTTACCATAAGAACAGCTCTCAAGTCTTTTTTAAAAAAATAATCGGTTAGTTCAATAGTTAGAACCTGGGTAGATACCTAAAATAGGAGTTCAAATCTCCTACCGATTATAAAATATAAAAAGGTAACGTATTAAAATCCTTACTTATCGGTAATGTAGGACGTTATAATGCCATTGGTTAATTAGTTGTTACCTGCTCCGAAAGGCTGCCATAGGACTAAAATTATAATAAGATTGACAATTCGGAAAGACGAATAAAAATAATCGGTTAATGTAATTGGATATAAATCCAACTTGGGAAACATCCGCTTTATAGTGGGAATAGAGGTTCAAATCCTCTACCGATTACAAAATATAAAAATTTATGGAAATAGTAAAAATTTCAGAGGTTAAACTTAACCCGAACAACCCGAGAATAATCAAAGACGATAAGTTTAAAAAATTAGTGCAGTCGGTTAAAGATTTTCCAGAGATGCTAAATATTAGACCTATTGTAGTCAATCAAGATATGATTATATTAGGAGGTAATATGAGGTTTAAGGCTTGTAAAGAGGCTGGACTTAAACAAGTACCTATTATTAAAACAGATTTAACAGAGGCACAGCAAAGAGAGTTTTTAATCAAAGACAATACTTCCGGAGGAGAGTGGGATTGGGAAGTTTTAAAAAACGAATGGGATACTGAAGAGCTTGATGCTTGGGGGTTAGATATACCAGCATTTGAAACAGAAGAAGTTTTAGAAGCTGAAGAGGATGATTTTGACGCAACACCTCCAGAAGAACCTATTACAGTTTTAGGCGACTTATACGAAATTGGAGAGCATCGTTTGCTTTGTGGGGATAGTACGGATAGCGACCAAGTGGCAAAGTTGATGAATGGAGATAAAGCGGATATGGTATTTACAGACCCGCCGTACTCAATTACTACACAAGGCGGAGGGGTTCTTCAAAAGCATTTTACGAAAACAGCCGAAAGAATAAAAGATATAGTCGATTTTAAACCTCAAGAATGGCTACAAACTTTGCCTTTATATTTTAATGGCAATATGAATACATTTATTTTTTGTAATAAAGACTTAATCCCTGACTACTTAAATTTTGCAAAAGAAAATAATTATAACTTTAATATATTGGTTTGGTGCAAAAAACAAGTAGTACCCTTTACAGGAGGGCATCACTATTCAGATATTGAATACATAATTTATTTAAGCAAAAAACCGATTTTTAACAACGGATTAAAAGATGTTGAGTATAGAAAGTATTTTGTTTTAGATAATGAAAAAAGCAAAGACCACCCAACGATAAAACCACTTCAAATAATTTCAAACGAAATACAAATAGCAAGTAATAAAAATGGAATTGTTGCAGAATGTTTTACTGGCTCAGGCTCAACAATGGTAGCTTCACATCAACTTAAACGCAAATGTTATGGTATGGAATTAGACCCTAAATATTGCGATGTAATTGTAAAAAGAATGATTAAACTTGATAATACTTTAACGATTAAAAGAAACGGGATTGATTGTACTAACGAATTTAAAGCGTAATGGCATACGACAGACTTAAAATATTTGAACAAGCAAAGGAAATGATAGTTAAGCATAAACTTTTTTTTATAGAGGATATTGTTTCGTTTTTACCTTGTAATAAAACAACCTTTTACGAATTTTTCCCACCTGATTCGAACCAATCGAACGAGCTAAAAGGATTATTAGAAACAAATCGAGTTCAATTAAAAGTCTCGATGCGTTCAAAATGGTACACCTCAAACGCTCCAGCTTTACAGATGGCACTTATGAAATTAATTGCAACACCTGATGAGCTGCGTAAACTTTCAATGACACATACAGCAATCGAGGAAGTGGAAAAACCAATCTTTAATGGAATTGAGTTAGATGTTCAAACAAACGACAGCCCAGAGTAAAATTGCAAGATTAAGAAAACGTGTTCGGATTGTGCAAGGTGGTACTTCCAGCTCGAAAACGTTTTCTATTTTACCTTTATTAATAACTTACGCTATACAAAATCCATTTTCAGAGATTAGTATAGTTAGTGAGTCAATTCCTCATTTGAAACGTGGAGCTTTAAAGGATTTTCAAAAGATAATGATATTGACTGACAATTATAAGGATGCTAATTTCAATCGGTCATCGTTAAAATATACATTTTCAAACAATTCCTATATTGAATTTTTTAGTGTGGACCAACCGGACAAACTTAGAGGAGCAAGAAGGGATATTCTATTCGTAAACGAGTGCAATAATATTGACTTTGAAAGCTACCAACAACTCGCAGTTCGTACAAAGAAATTCATTTACTTAGACTACAACCCAACGAATGAGTTTTGGGTGCAAACTGAGCTTATAAACGACACTGACTCTGATTTTGTGGTCCTAACTTACAAGGATAACGAGGCACTCGATCCAGCGATAGTTCGAGAGATTGAGAAAGCAAAAGTTAAAGCACTCACATCAACGTATTGGGCGAACTGGTGGAACGTTTACGGATTGGGAATGCTCGGCTCACTTGAAGGAGTTATCTTTCAAAATTGGGAGCAAATAGATACCATACCA